CCCACCAAGCCATTCAAACGCTTGGATGATCCAAATGGTCGCATAGCTCTATGTACGTTAGGTAGCATCAATTGGGGAGCATTTCGTAACCCAGAGGACATGCGACGTGCTTGTCGCACCCTACAACGTAGTCTATGTAACATCCTTGACTATCAAGATTTCTTAAGCATACAGAGTAAATTAAGTAATGACGAGATACAGCCATTGGGCATAGGTATAACTAATCTTGCCTATTGGCATGCTAAGAAAAATCTACGCTATGGTGAAGCAGATGCCCTACAAGAAGTCAAGACATGGATGGAGCATCAAGCATTCTACTTAACAGAAGCCACGGTTGATCTAGCTCGAGAACGAGGTGCATGCTTACATAGTGAATACACCCGTTACGGCAAAGGCTATTTCCCCTGGGAGAATCGTGCTAAAGGTGTGAACAAACTAGCTGACTTTACTCCAACACGTGAACTAGATTGGGAACAACTACGCAGTGATATGCGCAGCTATGGCGTGCGTAATGCTACCTTGATGGCAGTAGCCCCGGTTGAAAGTTCAAGTGTAGTCATTGGATCAACCAATGGTATCGAAATGCCAATGAGTTTGATTTCAGTGAAAGAATCTAAGGCAGGTAGCTTTATCCAAGTGGTGCCAGAGTATAATAAATTAAAAAACAAATATCAGTTAATGTGGGAACAACGAGACTGTGATGGATATCTAAAAACAGCCGCAGTTCTAGCAGCCTATGTTGATCAATCGTTGAGTACAAATACTTTTTACAATCCAGCACATTGGGCAGATCGTAAAGTTCCAACTACACTGATCGCTAAGAACTTGATGCAGGCGCACAGTTGGGGTCTGAAAACTTTTTATTATAGCCTCATAAATAAAGCTGGTAGTAAGCAAGTACAAGAAGAAGTTAAACCATCAGAAGTACAAATAGAAGAAATAACATCAACAGAATATGAAGAGGACTGCGAAAGCTGCAAATTATAAATGTCAAAAGCACAATACGATCTAAAACACGACACAGATTATCTTAATCGCAAAATGTTTCTTGACCCTGCTGGTCCTGTAACCATCCAGAGGTTTGAAGAGGTAAAATATAACAAGCTGGTCAAACTAGAGCAGACAGCTCGTGGTTTCTTTTGGGTTCCAGAAGAGGTCAGTCTTACCAAGGACTCAAACGATTTTAAAGATGCCAGTGACACAGTCAAACATATCTTTACCAGTAACCTTTTAAGACAGACTGCATTAGACAGCCTACAAGGACGTGGGCCAGCACAGGTATTCACCCCAGTGGTAAGTATCCCAGAATTAGAAGCGTTGATGTATAATTGGAGTTTCTTTGAAACCAACATACATTCACGCAGCTACAGCCATATCATACGAAATATCTATAACGTGCCCAAGGATGTGTTCAATACTATCCATGATACACAAGAGATAGTCAGTATGGCATCCACCATCGGCAACTACTATGACAAGTTACACGTTATTAACTGTAAAAAAGAACTTGGAAACAAAGTAGATGAACAAGAACATATTAAAGCTATATGGTTGGCACTAAACGCCAGTTACGGACTCGAGGCGTTCCGTTTCATGGTATCATTCGCTACAAGTCTAGCAATGGTTGAAAACAAGATCTTCATCGGTAACGGTAATATCATCAGCTTGATCTTACAAGATGAAGTTCTACATAAAGAATGGACTGCTTGGTTGATCAATCAAGTGGTTAAAGAAGACAATCGCTTTGCTAAAGTCAAAGAAGAGTGTGCTGAAGAAGTCTATGCCATGTATCAAGATGTTATCGGTGAAGAAAAAGCCTGGGCAGATTATCTGTTTAAACTAGGTCCTGTTATTGGTCTTAATGCTAACATTTTAAAAGAGTTTGTGGATTATACTGCGGTTAACGCATTAAAAGATATCGGCATCAAATATCAAGAACCAGCACCTAAAACTACACCTATTCCTTGGTTTAACAAACATAGCGATACCAGCAAGAAACAAACAGCCTTACAAGAAAACGAAAGTACTAACTATGTCATTGGGGTCATGGGTGAAAACATGAACTACGATGAATTACCGGAGTTATAGGATGTTAACAGTCTACAGTAAGAATCATTGCCCATTCTGTGAAAAAGCCAAACATCTATTAACCTCTAAAGGAATTGAATTTAAAGTAGTAATGATAGATGAAGTGCCTGATGCACGCGAGTGGTTGATTGGTCAAGGGCATCGCTCAGCACCGCAAATCTACAAGGGCGATAAATTGTTCGTAGAGGGAGGATATCAAGGTCTGGCACGATTATCAGATGAAGAATTATTCAATAAACTAGGAGATCCCAGTGTTAATAACTAACAAATACGATAAAGACGCTATTGTAAGTTTTAAGATAGTCAACGGCGACGAAATCGTGGCCAAAGTAGTAGAAGAAACAGATGAAGCCTTTGTGATCAATAAACCCACCACGGTCATGCCCAGCCAAAAAGGCCTGGCCTTAATGCAGAGTTTATTCACAAGTGACTTAAATAAGAATATAACGCTAGACAAACGACACGTGATGATGCACAGTCCTACAGTCAAAGATGTAGAGGACTACTATGTACAAACCACTACTGGAATCCAACCAGTTAGTGCTGGCGGTATTATAACCTAGGAAGTTAATATGTATCTCAATCCAACAGTAGAATACAATCACATCAGTGAATGGCTTTCTACCTTGGTTGGAGAGCGCATCACTCCTCGTAACTTTGTCAAACGTCTCAGCAAACATCTAAACAAACACAGCCATCCAGTTCGCGTAAAACTCTACACTGGTGCCAAGGGATCATTGGATCCAGGTGAATTTACTATTGGCGCAGAATACGACCCTGGACTAGACGAACAGAAAAAGAAACAGTTCATCATCGATTTCATCCTCAATCATCCCAAGACGACACCGATGACTATCACTGCTGACCTGGCAGATAGATTGGCCATCGAACTGTTAGAAACACTTATACATGAATATGAACATCAAAGACAGTTCCGCCATCGTAGATATCGCTATCATAGGAACACATTCAAGAGCAGTCATCAGGATTTGCAAAAACGTGCAGACCAGGAATATCTAGGCGATCCTGATGAAATAGATGCTTATGCTCAAAACATAGCTGCTAGACATTATATTATAAAATACAAGTTAAATAACAATAACACGGCTACTATAAACAGTCCCGATCTTAGGCAGTACTACAAGGCATTTGGCAAAGACCACGAAATAACTAAATTATTATTGAAAAAGGTTCGTGCTAATATCAAATACTTTAAGGAGAATGACAATGGCAAAAATCACAGACGAGCATTTAAACGACCACAATTTAAGCGAAGATGAAGATGTGCTAGGTGATATTGCTCCCGAGGACTATGTATTTGTAGTCAGGCCCAATGGTGTCCTTAAAGGTATCAGCCTACCAGAAGTAGACGATGAAGCCAGCCCCGAAGTAGAAGAGATATTTAATTTCTTTATCAAGCAGGCCGGTGGTAAAAACTATCTAGCCAGTCGCACCATTCACTAGGCTACGCAATTCAAATAACGTAGCGATCACATCACCTTCGTGCAAGATCGCTCGACCACCACGTGAACGCCATTCTTCAATGTTGCTGTCTCTATCGTCTATAAGTATGTCACCTGGTTGATAGTGTACTTGTTTGTCAACACTGTAAGGACCAAACCATACAGGAATCTTTGGCCAGTGCGATTCTATCCATTTGATTTTGTCCCAAAATACCCAAGGAACATTATTGTACCTAGGTATAGCACTTAGGAATTTCACATCCATTTTGTGCTGTTTGGCTAACTCACAGACTTCTTTAACCAAACGATCAGCATCAGGCATAAGAGATAATTTGCTATACAGTCTAGGGTCAGCTGATATCTTAGCCCAATCAGCATCATCATATCGCTTACCACCCGGTGTGCGATATCCTACTATAGGCTCTGCATAACCATCAAAGTCTGCTACTACACCGTCCATGTCTAGATAAATCGTTGGTTTAGTCAAGCTCATGCTTTATTCTCCATATGGCTATACGTGTCTTAGGTCCCATAGTTCCCGTGGGTTCAAGACCTTTAGATCGTTGGAATGCCTTGATTTTTTCTTTCGTAGACAAGTCTGGCATGCGTTCTCGACATACCTTATGACGCTTGTCAAATATATTAATTAGATTACAGTCTCGACCTGTGACAGCATCCAGGGCGTGATCAGTCAAGGTTTTACCAGTAGTACCATAAGCCACAGCATCACCCGCAGTTTTCGCAGTATCCACTGCCTCCGCCACAGTGACAGCGGTAGCACCTGCACCCATATTTCCAGCTATCATGGTCACACAACCTTGTAATAGCAAACAACTTAATAAAAGTAATCTCATCCCCATTGTAATAAAAACTGTGTCACTAACTCACCATTGGGGAAGTTCATGACCATCCCCTCATGATGCATACGTCCTTTGGGCAAGTGTTCCTCCATCCAACGATATATACCCTTTTCATTCTGTATCCACCAACTGAAATCTGCTATGACTACAGTATAGTGATCCCATCCAATCTCTTCTGGATTGACCACTATAAATCTACGACCATTGGCTCCGTCTAATAGGCTCATAGGTCTATATATTGTAGTTGGAAATTATCAGCACGATGCTCATGACCAAGATAGCCGCGTGGATTACATACCACACGTGTTTCACTGATCATATAGTCAAAAGGCTCATGCGTATGACCGTGTGTCCACAAACGAATCTGTGGACGATAAGCGATAAAGTCATCTAGGTCACTGGCGAACGCACCATTCATGATCTTATCATGGGCATACTTAGGATGTATGCTTTTCTTACTAGGACAATGATGCCCTACTACTACATACTTCTTATCAGCATGTTCGCTGACCACGTGATTGATATAATCCATTGACTTCCTATGGAATTCAACAGTATCCTCTGGAGTTAGGCGTGCAGGCTTACCCCACTCATTTAACGTCCTAGCACTGTTCTTGATTGATTGGAAATCGTTCATCATTGATGTAACATGATACAGTGTTAACCCATCTTCTTCATTCATGTTAGTCCACAAGGTTGTACCAATGAAAGTATAATCACCGATATCTAC